GGTTGAGAGTAACCACGCCAAGTGATCCAATCTTTGTAGATCCTGCACCAAAGGAATTGAAATACTCGTTCTTGGTGTCAGAACGCAGACGACAACATGAACTGAGTGTACTGGTCTTTCCCATATAAATATTGATAAAACCAAAATCCATATTGTGATGAGCCACATCCCTTAGAAAAGCGTGATCTCTTATTTCCCCGACCTCGTCTACAGAAAAACATGCAGTGGTTACAGGGAAGGTCACAGGGGTTCTTTTCAGCTCCTGGTTCATCGTCCACAAAAAACACAGCTGAAGCTTGAGCACTGTTTCAATGTTCGGAGTATGCCCATCAGGGAACGTGTAACTTGGAAGCAGCTCTTCCAGGAAGTACCTGTCCATAACAGAGACATTCGTGAAAGGACTTTGATTACCCCGCATAGGTTGATTGATTGTATAGATAAAACTTACAAGAGTCTCTCGTACATATACCCATACATCTCCTTCACTCTGGAAATTGAAGTGACCATCACGGAGTTCATCAAGAGCCTTATCCACATAGTAGGCCATGACAATGAACAAGTCAGCAAAGCCTGTAGCTCCCAAGGTAGAATTGGAAGCCTGGACTACAAACTGTTCAAGCTGTGACTTGAAGGAATACAGATACTTTGGTGGAAGTGAAGTAATCTTCTGTACCATTGGAAGTCCTTCAAGAGCTATGTCAAAGGTACTGTAATTGAAGCAATAAGGCTTACCAAAATCACCAGAGAAGTCGTTGATATAGATAGCACCTGTAAATTGCTTTTCAAGTATATACTCTGCTTGTTCTCTACCTACTGTTTCGTACAGTTTCTTCCAAAGCAGGTAATAGTTGTTCAATCTACTAAGAGCCTTAAAAGCCTCGAAGCTATAAGCAATCACATCTTTAGACTCTACATTAGCATTGGCATCTACACTTACATCACTTGTAGCTTCCTCATTGGTGAAGAAACCTTTAGCAAACCTGTTTATATCAAGCTGATCCCCGATCCCTTCAAGGTTCCATATCTCTTGAAATGGGTACTTCTTTTTCAGATACTGCATGAACCCTATAAATTCCCCAGGGTAGGAGAAGTATACCGGGTAGCCTTCTTCTTTAAGCATGTTCAAACCTCTTTACTGTATTTGTTATTCACAAGGCAACACACTATCGAATGGAAGTGGATACCAAAGAACAGGCTTCTTGGTGCCCCACTCAAAGTCAGTGCTCTGAAGTATCCGGGCCATTCGTGCTTGTTGTAGAATATACTCTTCATCCAGGCCCTTTTTAGCGTAGGTATACTTGATAACTTTCCACACCTCCAAAGGATTGATATACCCTTTAGGATATTCTTCATCCAAGTGGATACACCCTTCTACAATCTTTGCTGCCTTGACTTTACCTATCTTCGGACACCCACCAAAACCATCTACACTGTCACCCATCAGGACCTGCTTGTAGAAGAGCAATTCACCTTCAAAGGGAGTGACCTTCACAGGCTCATCATCATGGTTCCAGTTATAGTGCCAGCCTGGGATCTGTCGAAGATCTTTGTCCAGGGTAGCTATACAATACTTCCCAGGGTATCTTGTAGCGAGGATACCCATGACATCATCAGCTTCGAGTCTATGGAAACTCTTACACTTGTAGTGATCTCGAAGATACTTCTTCAATTCACCAAACAGAAGAGGCCGCTTTGATTTGTCCCGGTTGTGCTTGTAACTAGGGAGAATATCATGCCGAAAGTTGACCTTGGAAGAGATGCAATAAATAGGACGCTCACACTGAGTAGCCAATAGAAGTTCACTAGTGAACTCTTCCAGCTCCTTCACAGCTCCTTCAAGATTCTTCTCTTCTGTAACAGCCCCATTAGGCCATTCAATAATATCCTGGTTACGAAAGCCAAACTTGTAAAGCAGGATGTCAGCATCTATGAGCAAGTCCATAATAGACTGTCCTTATAGTTGTATTGTTGTTGTTAGCCTCTAAATTCCAGTTCCCCAACCAGAATCGCCGAATGTGTTTGAAATATTTTTCTGGTTTCATGGCGTGAACCTGAAAATGTGGTCAGGTTTTAATCTAGCAGTATCAACACACTCGCAATCATAATCCCAACCATAAACCTCATGGTAATAGGTGTCAGATCGCATCCATATCAAAGGCTTTTTACACTGTGGACATAGGGGTCTTTCTTCGTCTTTTATTTCTCGGAGTTCCATTTAAACCACCTCTCTGCTTGTTGTTCACTCATTGTGTATTCGGCTAACCAGTCGTTGCACGCGGACTGGCCAAACTGCGGCCAGCCGGTGAACTCAGTCATTCTGCCTATAGCTCAACTCGAACCGCTGCGGTATAAACCGGTGATGCTATGCGCTTCGCGCTTGCATCGTGAACGAAATGCGCTTCCGTTCGCACATCCGAAACGACAAGCCCGGTTTGCCTGCAAAACGATCCGAGTTCTTCCGCAATCGAAGATTCCAGCTTTTCTTTCAGCATCCGCATTTCTTGAATGTTCATCGCTATTTCCTTCCGCTTTGGTTTTCAGAATCAGGAGGCAGAACAACGCCGTGCAGAGATACAGGCGGCAATTCGCGGGGTTCTTCTTTCATGTGTGCCTTTCTGCCGCCTGATCTTGACGGCCGGGTTATTCTTTGAAAAGACTCATACACAAGTATCTGGACCATGTGCTGGCCTGTGCTCCATCTTCTTTTCTGAAGTCTACAATCACTATCTCACCTGTCTTTGTATTGCAAAATACATAGAAAATAAGGGGTTCAAGGATGCCATAAATACTTCTCAGTTTGGCTTCCAAACCTTTGATCTTCTTTATACCTTCCCTAGAGATAAGTGAACTATCACTCTCTTCAAAAGGTTTCAAAGTCTTCTTGTTCAATTCAAACACAAGAACAGGAGTAGCAGTAGGAAACACTTTGAGCAGTGCCCACCCTTCTTTTGTTGTGTATGTCTTACAATCTTTTTTAAGTTCTTTCATACTGTTATGCTCCTTTCTTCAGACTCATAAAGTCAGCCAGTTTACGATAACCAAACGAGGCACTGACACTCACACCAACCATCCAACGATACCACTCAGGTGTTTTATCCAGAGCACTGAACCCTCGAACCACATACTCGAACATGCCTGGGATGAAGCACAGAATACAAGGAATAGAGAGAATGATAGTCCAATACTCATCCTTCCACCCTCCTTGATTGATCTGTGTATTCTCCCAGGCAATGTCACCTTCGGTTACAGTCTTGAGACGATTCACAGTAGCCTCAGTCTTAGCTTTCTGTATAGCTAACTCGCCTTCAAGCTTCACCTTCTTCCGTTCTTGATAGCCTTTAACCACAGTCGTGATCGGACTGATAAGGCCCCCAAGGAAGCTAAAGAAACCTATGATACACCTCCCCTCACTTGCGTTTTCCCGCAAGGTTTAAGTTCAGGACAGAACCCGTTGCGATACACACACTCAGGTACCATAAAAGGAACCAAGTCAGGATCTTCACGCCCTACTGCTCTCTTGATCTCCTTCATAACTTCCCGTGTTCTTTCATCAGCTTTATGGCAAAGCCTCTTTCGAGCCATTTGGATAAGAGCCTGTGCATTAACAAGCATCCCATGATTAACAGGAGCCATACGAGTAAGGTCATCCGATCCTCCGCGATCTGTCCGGTTAGACTGTACAAAATGTTCTACACCTACCTTATGCCGTACAAAATGGACAGACACATAGGTAGGAACGTTATACATCTCGATCCAGAAAAGCTGTGTACGGATAGGGCTATGCTCACACCTGTATATAGCCTCCAAAGAGATAGTAGACTGCTTCTCACCCCTCGTAGTCATACTACAAGCCTCCCGCATCAATGCAGGTCCGGTCAGTGCACGAGCTAATATAACACAATTCATGACTTGTACCTCTCTTCCCTATAGAAGGCAGCCTTTTCAAGATCCTGTACAGCATCCCCTTTATGTCCAGCCCTCAGTCTGTACTTGAGTTCATTACCAAGACAGTAAGCTTTATAGGCTCTACTCCCAAAGGTATATGTGACTACCTCTTTGATAATGTCCTTCACCTCCATACCAAGATCGAGATAGTGAGGAGGATGATTGACCATATCCACACTCTCTACTTCTACTGCGAGTTCACTAGTGAACGCTTCTTCAGGAGGCATCTTGAAGTGGTCCTTGTGAATCCAACATATTGTCATACAAGCAGGAATAGCTATGAGGAGCATAGTGCCCCCATTGGACTTCAAGAAGACAATCGGTTCCTTATTAAGCCAGAGTTCAAGTACCTGGTTTTTAGAGAGACCTGTAATGTATGTATCAGGTGACTGTAGTTCCAACAGAGTACCAATTTTCAATCTCATATATCACTTCTCCTTTCATTACTGAATAGCTGCAAGCCCTCTAGCAAGGATCTGTACTTCCTCAGCCAGCCCATTAGGAGGAGTCACAGGCATCTCGGGATCATAACCGAGCTCTTCACAAACAGGCTTAAAGACTGTCACAGGATTCTTCACTCTCTTTCCTTTGACTACCTTCCCATTTTCATCTTTACTGCGCAGGGGCTTTCGATAGTTATTACCAATCACCACTACCAGTGCGTTGTAGAAGAGAACTCCAAAGTCTTCAGGAGTGATCTCCAACTGCTCTATATACATCTTCCCAATAAGATCCAAGCACTGCTCCAAAGATTCCCAATAGTTTTCAGTCAGCTCACTCATTTCGAGTTTATACTGAGATCCTTTGAGAACAAAATGACAGTCAGCCAACTCACAAAAGAGTTCAGCAAGTGTGGAAGCTTCCACTACTTCTTGAAGTTCTTCAAGAAATAACTGAGCTTCAAAGATCGGATCAAAGGAAGTCAACCCTCGTGCCTCATTCCACTCTTCAATAGCAATAGTAGCAATGTCCAGAGCCCGTTTGTAATCGTCAACAGTGTTGAACATCAATCGTTTTTTCTGTGCTTTCATTATATGTCCCTCTAGTGTTAATGTGTATCTTTCCAGGATTCACCTATAGCATAGTCACCATCCAAGGGACAGCGCAGATTATAGTAGATCCCTGCTTGCTGCATAGCTTCACGAGCACACTGACCTACAAGCTCAGCATGTTCTTCCTTGACCTCTATCTGGAACTCATCATGGATATTAGCAACAAACTCATAGTCTTCACCAAAAGGTTTAAGACCCCACTCATTCATCAGCATATCATCCAGGATAACAAGAGCCCGCTTCATAATAATAGCTCCGGCACTCTGGTTGACAGTGTTCAGCGCACTGTACAGGGAAGGTACAAGCAGTACACGCCCGTCCAGTCCTTGTAAGTAGCCCTGTGCCTTCACCTTAGCTTCAATAGCTTTGGTCAGTCTCCCAAAAGCGGGCATGTTCTTGAGGAAGGCTTTCCTGGCTGTGCCTCCTGCTCGTGGTCCCTTACCAAGGACCGCACCAAGTTTAGTGTTCCCTGCCCCATAGATGAAAGCATAGAACCACGTCTTGGCATCGTCTCTTGAATTGATACCCAATGCTTTCATGTTGAGAGTATGGGCATCAGTTCCTTCATCCTTGGAACCATGAACTACAGCTTTGGCATAAGTCCCTCCATCATACCTAGCCAGATAGTGAGCCAAGCCCCTCAGCTCCAACCCACTTGCATCACAGCCCACCAGCTTGTAGCCATTAGGAACAGTGAAGCACTCTCTACACTCGTTACCATAAGGTGAGCGTCCAGAAGGAACCTGAGCCACATTAGGCTTACTGTGTGTCATCCTGAAAGTCCGCGCTCCCATCGTGTTTACATACCCATGGATACGGTTATCGAATGAGTTATAGGTATTCAACCAACCTTGGGATCTGTCACCTACCTGTCCAATACGCTTGTTGACCATGAAGTATTCAGCAAGGAGAGCAGCTTCTGGATACTGTGAAGCCAGCCCCTGTAGAACATCATCGTCAATGATAGGCGTACCTGCTTCAGTAAACTTATCCGGTTCCCAGTTATACTTGTTGTGCAACATCCGCACACAGTGAGCACGACTCCCAGGATTGAAAGGTACTTCCTTGATCTTACACATAGAAGCACCAGCAATGTATCCTTTCTTGGGGTTGGTCTTCTTAGGAGTGAAGACACCCCCACCATTCTTCACAAACAGTGTACCAAAAGAGTTCACTAGTGAACTTTCCAGCTCCTCTTTTCGTTCTAATAACTGGACGTGTAACCGTTGACACTTCTCTACATCAAACAAGAAACCATGATTCATCTGCCGTTCAATAATCTCTGCGGTCTTGTGCTCTAGTTCTACAGCGTCCCATGACACCACATTTTCACGACATTTAAGATAGAGCTTCAACAGTACCCGAACATCCTGTACACAATACTCGGTCATCTCAGGAGACCATTCAGCCCAGGCATCTTCCTTCTCTCCGTAGTCTCCCTTAAATTCACCGAGTCTGTAACCCCATGCTTTGAGACTATGAGAACCAATAAGCTTAGGTGGAAGATACCCCTTCTTATGACGGCTATAATCCTTTCCCTTCTCGTCTTGAAAAACAAGCCTTGAGTAGATCATAGTGTCTTCCACTCTCTTAGGATGAAAGACCTCTTTGGTGTACAGCTTAGTGAGACAAGGAGCATCAAAGCCAATACCATTATGAGCCACTATAGCATCAGCAGAGTTCAACAGTTCCAACCCTTCTTCAATACTCTTGTGCTCTGGATCATAGATATTGTAGTTACCTTCCAGGTCGGAGATAACCATGCAGTGTACCTTGGTGGCCTCTTCAAGAAGTCCGTCTGTTTCTATATCAAAGACAAGGATGTTGTCTCCTTTGCCATACTCTCCTTGGTGATTAAAAATCATCATTATCCACCGCCTTCATAAAAGGTTCCTGTCCTTTGACATAGAGCCTTCCTGTTTCTTCATTGTATATCAAAGTGTCAGCAGGTCCGGTCAGACCTACCCCACGGTTTTTAAGTACACGGAGCCTCGATTCATTCTTCCGTTCTTCCTCTTCAACCTGCTGGTCCCTCTCCATAGCTATAACCACGTCAGATAGCTGTTCCAAAGAGCCCGAACCTCGAAGGTCTGTAAGTGAAACTGTGCCACCTTCATTGAAGCTCTTTCGACTTCCAGATGGCCTTTTAAGGTGTACAATAGCCAGCACCCCTATCTTTGTTTCTTCAACCAGGGATCTGAGCTTGGTCATCAGTTTGTCAATCAGCTTACGCTCCCCTCCATCAGAGTGATCATCAAGACCAGATACAATGATGGAGATATGATCAAGCACCAGGAAATCAATACCCTCGGCTACAGCCATGAAGCGGATCTTACTGAGGAGTGTATCAATGTTCTGAGAACCCCAATGGTTGTAGAACACATAACTACCATTCCCTACAGTAGCATCATAAGCTTCCTTAAGCTTCTTGACATCAACCTTGTTACGCCCTCTTGAGAGTCTTGTATTCAGCCTGATTGACAGATACCGCTCAGCAGCTTCCTTCACAGATTCTTCAAGGGCCATGACACCTATCTTACATCCGTGTTCCTGGCCTAGATAGTATGCCAATTCGTTCACTAGTGTACTTTTTCCTATACCAGAACCAGCAGTGAATATGTAGAGCTTCTTCTTTGAGAGCCCATCGAGCATTGAAGAGAGCTTGGGATATGGTAGGTCAAAGCCTGGAGTGTGAGGTTTGATCAGCTCTTCCCACAGATCCTTCCCATTAACGATACCGTCAGGACGTATCTGCTTGGCCTCATAGATACGAGAAACCAGAGCAGCTTTACCCTTGGCTAGGTAGAGTTCATTGGCATCCTTGTAACCTCCAAAGGTCATACGCTTGACTTTGCCTACAGGAAGCAGGGTGACTACTTTCTCAACAGCTTCTTCCCCTGGTTCATCATCATCGAAGGCCAGGATGATCTCTTGAAAGGAAGAGATAAAGAGCATGTTAGCTTTGATAGCTTTCTCAGCAGACTGTGAACCGCTAGGAAGACTCACCACGGGCCAGTTATAGCACATGGCAATGGACATACAATCAATCTCCCCTTCCGTGATTACAAGCTTCTTACCTCCTTCAGCCCATAGACTCTGCCCAAAGAGTTCAAGGTTCTCTATCTTGGCTTGCCCTCTCCAAGCAAAAGACTTATCAGCAAAGCGCAGGTGCTGTGCCACTACCTTACCGTTGGAGTTATAGTCTGCCACATGACAAGGCTTTCCTTTGATCTGCCCTATATGATAGCGGAACTTGTGACATACGTCCTGACTGATTCCCCGTTTAGACAAAGGCATGAAACGTGAGGTAGGTATAAGAAACTTATTGAGTGTAGTGCGTGGAGCTTTGACTTCCTTACCTTCTTCACCACGAAAGTAGGTTTCACAGGCAAAACAAAAGGCTGTGCCATTACTATACACAGCCTTACCGTCACTAGAGCCACATTTCTCACAAGGTTCATGCCTTACAAAAGACCCTCCTGTAGCTCCCTGCACTCTCATAGTCCAAAGACCTTCCTATTAGTAGTGGGCTGCATTCTGTACACGGCATAGGTAGAGCCATGAAAAGACTGCCTCATCTCTGCCTCGATCATCCAGCCCTGTTCCCGAAGTCTAAAGATCACACCAGGAAGCCCTGTGATATTGAAGAGCTGTGAAGCTTGGAGTGTGGTCAGTGTGTTCCCTTGTTTGAGGTATTCAAGAACTACCTTGTTTCTGTTTTTCATAAGTTACCACTCCTAGACGTTTCAGTTTATCCAAGTAAGGGAGAGGGGGCTCATTGAACCACGCCGTAGGAATCACCTTATCTGCGTAGATAAACCCATTTTTGATACACCAGTCAGCATAGGAAGTAGGAGATTTTTTATAGAGCTTGGTCTGGGCATTGGAAAAGACAAAGCGTATATCTAATTCAGGATGCTGTTCTTTGATAAGCATGTGTTTCTTACGGTCATCAGAGTCAAAGATACCTTTAGTCTCAATGATGATCCCATTACTCCACAGCACCCAATCAGGAGTATAGGTACAAAGCCGTGCAGGTCGTACAAACTTGATCTTCACGGCCTCGTACCCATACTCTACTTTAGCTCTTTGCAGATACAAAGCTGTCTTATCTTCCAGACCGGATCTATGCTTCCGTTTGCGAGCGTCGAACCGATTACTGTATTTAACCATGATTAGAAGTCTGC